GTAACCTTAATCTTCATCTTCGCCCACTCGAACTGCTTGGCGGGGAACTCGTCAAAGGCCTTCGTGATAATCTGAACGGCCTCCAACAGGTCATTGACCTGCGTAGGAGCCTCAATCCAACCCTCCGCATTCTCCGTGTATTGCATCAGGTGGAGATAAGCGGCCTTGCCCATATCGTAGGTATCCATAGTGAAACCCTTGGTGGGAGCACTGGACTGAAGGGTAGCGTAGATGTCATCGCTATCTTCTACCTCGATGTCGTTGTCCGAACCTGCCTGGTCGTTGAACTGAAGGGAGTCCTTCACGATTGCCTTGAACTTGAAAGTACCAGCCCCTGTGAATGCAGGATAAGCACCGTTAACACCGCAAGGTGCGAGAGTCACGGTAGAAATACCATAAGCTGCTGTCTTCATAATCGTTACTTATTTAAGTTATTAAAAATCACGTTTAACTGTAGGTTTACATAATATGTCTTGTCGTCATCAGGTGTCGGGCGACTATCCGCAAAAAACTCGTAAAAGGCAGGCTCGATGTATGTATTTTCGGGAAACATTGATGCTATCGCAGAAGAATACTTATCCAACCGCTTTGTGTCGGGCTGATGGCTTTTCGTTTCGGGAACATGAACATTGATGTTCACCACTCCTTCACCGACTGCGCCGGGATGCACGAAAGGCAGATGGTTGACGGCAATATACTCGCCAGTCGTTCCTTCGGGGCGTTCGTACTTATAAGCACGGCCTGAGAAGCCTTTCAATGCGCCGTTCTTGATTTCCTCGTTAAGATGCTTAACGATTGCATCAACAGCCTTTCCACCAAGCATTAAACTCATATTCTACCTTCTTTTACGTCATCTATTGCCTCTTCGAGAACCTTCTTCAATTCATCCCTCAGATAGTACTTCGTCAGATGCAACACGTTATAGCCTCGATGCTCTACGTGCGCCCCATAACGCATACCAGCGACTATCAGCAGTGAGTAACCCTTCGGTGCAACGACATCTGCTTTCCTTGCGTATTCGTCCAATGCCGCTTCGACCTGCGCCTGTCCTTCGGGACTTTGTTGCGGTTCGGGTATCTGTCCGGCATGAGCCGTGACAAGTTCACCGTCATAGTAGAGAGCGAATGAAATGGAGTTTTTCAGATTCGCCGTCCTGTCCTTATATCCTTTGTTCCATTTGGCATGAGTGACCGCTTCCTCGGCTAACTGTAGGAGTTTCATGTCGAGAATTCGTTTTAGTGCTTCCTTCCGCTCTATGAGCCTCTGTTGGATTTCCCGAAGCCCCTCGACCTTAAATTCTGCCTTTATAGCCATATTTTGAGGTAGCGTTGTTTGTACGTCACGAAACCTCGGACTACCATCACCTTGTCTATCGTTCCGTCCGCTTTCATTATTCGCACATAGTCGCCTTCCTTGGGGATAAGCGGATATAGCGATTTCTTTAGCGGGGCAATGACATAAAAGGAGTACACGTACTCTGAACCGTCATTAAGGCGTATCTTCTGTGCAGCCGCGTTGAACGACACAAAGCACTTGGAGAAATCCACGAACTCCGCATCCTCTTCCGCTATCGGGTCGTTGTTCTCGTCATAGAGAGGCTGACCCTTCGGCCTTACTTTCAACACATCTTCGAACCGCATAGACTACCAGCAGTTGACTGCCGTCACGTTATAGTTGTCATCCTCGGCATCAACAAGTGAAGCAGACAAACCCGCAGAAGCCGCAATAGCCGCGATTGCTTTATTGAGTTGTGCCGTATCATAGGTGTTGCTGATAACATCGATTTGTTCACGTTGCAAAACCCTCATACGCGCAAGGCAGCGCATCGCTGCTAAAGCCACTGGACGAAGCATCGAAGAATCGTAATCGTCATCAACTTTACCTTTTTGACCGAAATGAGAGCAACTGTCGATGAACAGTTTCTCCAATCCGTTTTCGTCAAGAGAATACGGCTGTATCTCGGCTGCTATGGCTTCGCGGTTTGTCATACTTTCACTTTATTCAACCAACTTGAAAAACTTTCAGATATAAGTCCCTTTCCCAGCGTCAGACTACTTCGATACTTCGTCAGTAATCAGGATGAAGTAGTTGTTGATGCCGTTGAACACAGGCTGAGCCCACATGTCATAGTCGGTGTGGCGACCAGTCTTGTCACGCCAGTAACCAACGAGGTTATCGTCGTGCTGCGAATAGGTCTTACCGGGCAGCGGGTCAACGAGTTCGAGCGGGTCGGCAATCTTCATGACGGCAACGTTCGGGGCGCACTGGAATACGACTCGATTGTCAACGGTCATGTTGAAGGGGACACCGTTTGCCAACTCCACGAAGCGGTCAGGCTCGACAGTGATAGTCGGCAGCATCACAGAACGCAGATAGGTGTTAACCTGGTCTACGGACAACAGAGGAACAGCAGACTGGACTGTTACCGACTGGAGATTCAGACGGAATGTAGCCTTAATCTGGTTGGACTGACACATGTTGTAGAAGGTGTCCTCGGACATACGGACGCGCTGGATGGTACGACCCTTTGACTTGGCGTACTTCACCACCTGACGGATGTCATCGATAGGCTTGGATTCGGGGTCACCCCAAATCTTCGAACCTTTGAGAACCTTGAACTTCTTCACATCGAGGTCGAACTTGTAGGTCACGTTGGCCTTCAAGTTGTTCTGCTTGCTGACGGTCTGAGTACCGTTGAACAAACCCTCGAAATACAGCATGTCGATACGCTTGTGAGGGGCGATGACGGCACGCTCGAAAGGACGGAACGCATAGCGAATGAGTTTGTCGTACTCATCGCGGTTCTGTGCCTCGGTGTACCCAGCCTTGCGGTTGCGGTAGCGACCCTCCAGATAAAGCATCTGCTCGATGTAGTCGTTATCCAACTCCCACTCGTCGCCAAGGTGTCCGATAGAACCGAACAGGTCTTGGAAGTCGGGCAGACGGTGAACGGGCTTCTCGCCGTTCTTGGAAATCACAGAACCAGCGATGGCAGCACCATACTCGGCAAGCGATGCCTTATACTGCTTTGCAGCCTCGTAGTCAACCTGCGAGATTTCCTCTTTCCACAGAGCCTTATAGGTCGAGACCTTCATGTTCTCGTCCACGAATGCCTGAAAGGCTTTCGGCTCTTGAATACTTTTAAGAATAGAATTCATAGTCTAAGTCCTCCTTTCTTTTACTGAATCTTGAACTGATGACGGTCGCCAAGACCCTTCTTGATGTCATCGTTGACGGGGAAGGGCATTGTGTCCTCTTCAATCTCGTATGCCTGCAAGGTCGGTGTGACCTGAGGATAGTCGTTGTCGCGCAAATCGTTCGTCTCGTACTGGAGTCCGAGCAGAACACCCTTAGAGTTTGCATCCGCGATGACAGCACCGGCTTCGAGAGCCTCGGGTACGGCATCAACGGTCAGGGTAGCAATACCATCTTCCGTTGCGATAGCGGAGATAGTCATTCCACCGATAACATCACCGACTTTGAGAATGCCAGTGTCCTCAACCTTTACGGCTGTGGCATCTGCCAAAGCGGCCTCATAGACCTTTGCCGACTTAACGACAATGGCCTTCCCGTTCTCCTTGTTGAAAGCGAGAACAGTGCCTTTAGGCAACCAGCGCAGTTTTTCGGGAAGATTGGAGATGTCGAGGTCGTAACCGCCCTGACGGCGAATACAAGTCTCTTCCCACCAAAGAGCCTCCTTTATGTCTGTCGGCTTGCCCTTGTGCATGAACATACCATTTTTTGTAGACATAACTTCAAATGTTTTTGGTTTTACAATGAGTTAACTTTACTTCGTTGGAGGTGCAGGGGGCTGCGGTGCATTTCTGCTTCCGAAGTCTTGCATCTGCTTAACAAAGTCGTCTGTCTCGTCTTCGGGCTTCGGGGTCGCGGGTGCTTCCACGAACTGTCCTGAACTTATGAGTTCCTGTTTGAAGGCAGCGTAATCGGTTTCGATTTGAGCAGCCAACGTATCGAGATTTTCTTCCTTGTCAAGCGTGTATTTACCACTGAACGTCTTAGGAATAGACTTTAGTTTTTCGTGCGAAGCGAGAAGTCCGGCAAGGCGTGTTTGCTCCTGCTGTTGCTGATACGGGGCGATTGCTTTCGCGACTGCCTCGTCAATCTCCTTCTGGCGGTTCTCGTTGGCCTTGGCAATCAGTTCCTGTACCTGTTCCATCGTCAACGGACCTGCTGGGGGCGTAGGCGGTGTCGGAGGTGTCGGGGGCGTTGGAGGCTCGTTAGGCTTCACATATCCCTCGAACTTTTTGTTGGTCTCGGAGATACCACGGTTATACACTGTTTGCATCATCTTTGCGT